GGAAGGTAAGGGCGCTGCTATGTACGCAATGCAATCGGGGGCTAGGCATGTTTAGCGACAACATTAAAAAATTAAAAGCTGCGGTAGCGTACTTAGAAAGAAACTTGCATCCCCCCAAATAGTGTGCTATATTGCAGCTACTCCGGGCTTTCCGGTGCATTAGACAGCCCCGGCTGACGACATACAGACTAATGCGCCTAACTTGTATGTAAGGAAAAATCATGGCACGCACCACGTTTAACGGCCCGGTCACATCTCAAAATGGCTTCATTGATGGGCATCAAGTTACCGCCTCCAATGCAATCAATGCCACAGCGACCGCAACAGCCGCACAGGTAGCAACTGGGTACATCACCTCAACTTCAGCCGCAACAACTATCATCACGCTACCCACCGGCACGTTGCTTGGCGCAGCCCTTAGTGCAACTCAAGGCACTACCCTCGACTTGTTTATCGACAACACCGCAGGCGCATCGACTGTGACTGTTGCTGTGGCGACTAACGGTGTCTTGTCCACTGGCGCTGTTGATGCCTCCGCTGCCGCAGGTACTTTTGGTGATCTGACAATTGCTTCTGGCGCAACAGGTATTGGTCGGTTCACGCTGATGTTCTCCAGCGCAACAGCCTACGTGTTTACACGCACAGCTTAATCTTCGGGGGCAACCCCACAACTGGAGATTGACTATGATGCAAACAGACGTACTAGCGGTTCATAGAGAGACCACGGGCACAGTGGTGTCGGGACGCAATAGGGTTAAAGGTCTTATTGTTACTCCCGGCGGCACTGCTGGAGACATTATTTTGAGGGATGGTGGCTCCGGTGGCACTACTCGGCTTCAGTTTAATCTGTCTACCAATCAGTCCGCGTTCTCTTTCACCGTGCCGGGTGAGGGTGTTTTGTTTCTAACTGACATACACGTAACGCTACCAGCATCGTCCAAATTAACGGTGTTCTATGGCTAAGAAGCAAGGCCCGGTTCTCTCCGTTGGCCGTGGCGAGAAGCTACCGATCTCCAAGGGGGCTGGTCTGACTGCCAAGGGCAGGGCCAAGTACAACGCAGCAACGGGCAGCAATCTCAAGGCTCCCCAGCCCCAAGGTGGCCCCCGCAAGGATTCGTTCTGTGCGCGAATGTCAGGTATGCCGGGGCCAATGAAAGATGAGAAAGGCAAGCCCACCCGGAAGGCTGCTTCCCTTGCAAGATGGAAATGTTAGGAGAATGCTATGGCAAAAATTGGTAGAAAACTGTCTGAATTAGAACTGCTTGAAGGCGGTGGTGGTAGCGGCATGATGGGCGGTGGCGGCGGCAATCGTGCAAGTATGTCTGGTATTGTTGAAAAAAACTCAAAAAAAAATAAAACAGATTTTGTAGACGAGATGATTGCCGCTGACAAAAAACTTGCTATGAAGCGCGAGTTGGAAGTTTCAAAAGCTAAACCCGAACGCCAGCAAGCAGAGAAAAATGCTATGGTAAGGACAGAGGACGGGGTTAAAACCATCACCTACCCATATGTTGGCGCTAACGAATTTTCTAAAGGCGGATCAGTCTCAGCCTCCCGCCGTGCAGATGGCGTAGCCCAACGTGGCAAGACTAAAGGTCGGATGTGCTAAATGCCAAGCTCCAGCAAAAAACAGCACAGGTTTATGGAAGCAATAGCCCACAATCCGGGCTTTGCCAAGAAGGTAGGTGTCCCACAGTCCGTGGGTAAGGATTTTAGTAACGCCGACAAAGGCAAATCTTTCTCAAAAGGTGGTGATATGGCTACGAAAATGAATCCCGGTTTCATGGCAATGATGGCTAAGAAAAAAGACGGTATGCACAAAATGCCTGATGGCAAAATGATGAAAGACTCGGCCATGAAGAAAATGGCAACCGGCGGGTTCGTTCGTCAGGCTGACGGTGTTGCTTCCAAAGGCAAAACCAAAGCCAAGCAGATCAAAATGAAAAGCGGCGGCATGGCCTGCTAGGAGCGCAACATGAAGATGCGTAAATTTGAAAGAGGCGGCTTTGCCACTTCTGAAGACTCTGACTACAACAGAGATTCTCTGGGCGATTTCATCGTAAAAAAAGATGTAGATCGCGTGCCCGTAAACGAAGTTGCCGCTGATGAGAAGGTGGTTACGGATGATCGGATTGCTAGGACAAGTCCAGCGGCGGCGTCAAAAGCTAAAACTCCGATAGTCACTATGGATCAAGTGAAAAAAGCGGGTTTTTCAAATTTGCGCGATTATCTGAACGATAAGCAAGGGTTGAAACGCAGGGGTACTCCTGCCGCACCAGTGGATACGTCGGTAGAGCGGGGGCTCCCCGCTATGTCGGTTAAAGAGCGGTCTGCGGCTATTTCTCAAATTCCTCTCGATGATGAGCGTAAACCGATTAAGGGAGAATCTGCCAGCGGTTCTGAATTAGGGCGCAATGTCAAGAACACCCTGAACGCTATGGCAGGATTTAAAGGCGTCCAATTGGGCCAAGCAGCGGTAGAAGGCTTAGCGACTCCTCGCGCAGTAGCAGCAGTTAAAGGGCTTATGAGTGGAAAACCGGCGGCAGAAGTGCGCCGAATTGAGCCCACGATGACTAGCGCGGCTGAAAAAGCAAAACTTGCAGGTGAACTTCGGCGGGGTGCAACACCTACGAATTTCACAAGCCCGAGCAAAACTGCGTCTGCCAAGAGAACCCGTAAAATGAACGATGACGAAGTTGGTGTGGAGTTTCGTAAAGGCGGTTCCGCCAAAGGCTACGCATCTGGTGGCTCTGTCTCAGCATCCCGCCGAGGTGATGGCATAGCTCAACGGGGTAAAACCCGTGGACGGGTGTGCTAAATGAGAGCCTCCCGTGGCATGGGGGCCATTGACCCTAGCAAGATGCCAACAGGCAAGCGCAAGAAGCGCCGGGATGACACCGACTTCACGCAGTACAAAGAGGGTGGGGAGGTGAAGTCAAAGGTCAATGAAGCTGGTAACTACACCAAGCCTGATCTGCGTAAACAGATTTTCAACAGCATCAAAGCTGCTGCTGTGCAAGGTACGGGTGCAGGTCAGTGGTCAGCTAGGAAAGCTCAGTTGATGGCTAAACGATATAAAGATGCTGGAGGTGGTTACCGTGACTAGACAGAAACATAATGAGCGGTGTCTTATTTATGATAATGGGCCATGTGATTGTGGTGTAGAAAAATTGGAGCGCGGTGTTACCCTTGAAATGCTCCAGCAACTAGTCACAGATATGTCCGGGCCAAATATGACAGACGAAGAAATTGACGCCGAACTTTTTGATAAAGAAATGGCTAAAGATTGAAAGCTCCGCAGCAGTCCCTAAAAGATTGGGGTGACCAAAAATGGAGAACCAAAAGTGGAAAACCGTCAAGCAAGACGGGGGAGCGGTACTTGCCTGAAGCTGCGATTAAAAGTCTCAGCCCTGCTGAGTACGCCGCGACAACCAAAGCCAAAAGAGCAGGCAAAGCCAGTGGAAAACAATTTGTAGCACAGCCTAAAGCAATTGCAAAGAAAACAGCAGGGTTCAGATAATGACAACTTCGGGCGTAGCAACCTTTGACATGGACTTGAGTGAAGTCATAGAAGACGCATTTGAACGTGCGGGTTCTGAGCTTCGCTCTGGCTATGACATGCGTACTGCACGGCGCTCCCTCAACATCATGTTTGCGGATTGGGCCAACCGAGGCATCAACATGTGGACAATTGAGCAGGGATCGTTTACCCTGACTCAAGGTTTAAACACCTACGCGCTACCCACAGACACCGTGGACTTGCTTGAGCATGTCATCCGCACCGATGCCAACTCAACATCCAACCAAGCAGACCTGACCATCACCCGCATCAGCGTCAGTACCTACGCTACGCTACCCAACAAGCTAACCCAAGCCAGACCGATTCAGGTCATGGTGCAGCGCAATTCAGGCCAGACATCAGCCACAACCCTGACTCTCAACGGCGCGGTAACCGCCACAGCCACCACCATCACCCTAAGTTCAGTCATAGGACTAGCCGCCGCTGGCTACATCAAGGTGGATAGCGAGATCATCTACTACGGCTACATCGTGGGCAATGTCCTGACAGCCTGCTCCAGAGGACAAGCCAATACCACCGCAGCTACGCACATAACTGCCACAGCAGTCTATGTATCAAACCCACCAGCAGTCACTGTTTGGCCTACCCCAGACGGCTCCCAGACCTACACCTTCGTGTACTGGCGGCTGCGTAGGAACCAGAACGCTGGCGATGGCTCTGACACGATGGATGTGCCGTTCAGGTTTATACCCTGTGTGGCAGCAGGATTAGCCTACTACTTAGCCCTCAAGCTACCTAATGGGTTGGAGCGTTTACAGGTATTGAAAGAGCAATATGATAGCGCTTGGCAGTTGGCACAGGATGAAGACCGGGAGAAAGCAGCAGTGCGGTTCGTGCCCCGGCAGATGTTTATGAGTTAATCATGGGCAATAGGTTTGCATCAGGTAAGAATGCGATAGCGGAGTGCGACCGTTGTGGGTTTCGCTACAAGCTGAAGGAACTAAAGAAGGAAGTTGTTAAGACCAAAACTTACAATTTGCTGGTGTGCCCAACCTGCTGGACACCGGATCAGCCTCAGTTGCAGTTGGGGATGTACCCGGTAGATGACCCACAGGCGGTACGGGAGCCACGTAGGGATTTAAGTTATACAGTT